CCACCAGAAAGTCCAGCGGCGTAATGGATATTATAGAAAAATTTTTAAGAAAAGTTTCATATAAATTCCCTAAAGGATATCCTGACATCAATGATGAACAGGATATTTCTTTGATTGAGAATTTACTCTCAAATTTAGGAGTAGATTTTAAATTTGATAGTTTAATATTTGAGATTACTGATAGACAGATTTCAAAAAATACAAAATTAGCTATAGATTATATTATAAAAAATACTGATAAGGGATTTAAAACTCAATCTGATACCCAACGTTTAGGTAATCCTAACAAAGTATCATCTGATGATTTTAAAGTAATTATCAATAAATTATTCAATCCCGAAGATATTCAAATTCATGGCCCTCATTCGGGACCTAACCCCTCAGGTAAATTTGATATGTATGAATTTGATACTAAACTTTTTGATAGAGTTCGTATTATTTTAAGTGGAGGGGGAAACGCTGGAGAACAATATGAAGCTGAATTTTTTAAAACAGCTAAAGAATTAGCTGGAGAACCAAATGAGTCTCTCCCTCAAAACCTTCAAACCCTATACTCAGAATTAGGTATAGATAACACTAAATTAGGTAGTGATAATATACAATCCTTTAGAGCAGGAGACACCAAGCGTAGCCTCAGCTCAGAAGGTCCTCAAGATATTGGCAAAACCATCTCAGATTTAGATATAACTTATAATGGAAAAACTTATTACATCTCATTAAAAAATAAACAAGGAAGTGGAATATATAGTGGAGGTAATATACCTTGGATATATGAAAAAGATGGAAAAATAATATATGACCCTACTAAATTTAACACTAAAATAAGCAGTGGATCTTTATTTAAAATATTTAATATAGATTCTGAAAAAATAGCTAAAGGCTTAAATAATTACATAAATAAAACAGGTGAAACAACAGATTGGGAGAATGTTAACATTGACACTGGTTTATTTAAAAATCTTTTAGCTTCTTCTTTAGGATTTGGGTATTATTATGTAAAAGAATCAGGTAAAGGAGATGTTAAAGTAATTCCTCTTTTAACAGCTAAAGACGCTTTAGACGCTGTAGGTACTATTAAAAACACCCAAATTAAATATCCAAGTAAAGATACTAAACAAGTTACTATCAAAATAGACACTGAAAGTGAAATATTTGGTCCCTCCCAATATATCCTAACCATTAGAAACACTTCAGGAAAAGTATTACCCCTATCTTTAAGAATTAGCAAAGTAAAATAACATGAGTAAAGTACAAGAACTCCTAAAAGAAATTTTAAAAGATTACACTGCTCCTAAGAAATCATGCTCTTGTGGGTGTCATTCTTGTGGAGATAAAAAAACCGCTCTTACTGAAAATAAATCCCCTATTTCTGAAAATTTAAAATTCCATCTTAACAAAGGAATTAACATATCAGAAAATGTATTTAGAATTGGCTCTAAATCATATTTAGGTCTATTTAATGAAGCTCGTTTATTAAATGATTGGGGATATATTCAACTATCTGAAGCTGATAAACATCTAATTGAAAACACAGACATAGGTAAATTTGGAATATATGAAGGTCAAAAAGTTCCATTAGATATGCCTATGATTGATATGGAATTATTAAATGAAGCGGAATATCAAGGAAAAAATGTTCAATTAGGTAAACCTAAAAGAGGTGGTTCTAAGAAATTCTATGTTTATGTAATGAATCCTAAAACTAAAAAGGTTAAAAAGGTATCTTTTGGAGCAGCTGGTGGTGGTCAAAATTTAAGAGTTAAATTTAAAGACTCTAAAGCTCGTAAAGCATTTGCTGACCGTCAAAACTGTGATAAAAAAACAGACAGAACAACCCCAGGCTACTGGTCTTGCAACCTCCCCAGATATGCTAAAGCACTTGGTTTAGGCGCTAATATGAATACTTTTTGGTAATGATTAAATTAGTAAATCTTCTTAAAGAGAATGGTGGAGAATACCCCCCTTATATGTACTCTCCTATTGGGTTTGGCTGCCATGTTTGTAAGTACTATTATGTTGAAAATGATAAACATATGTGTTCTAACAAACAATACCAAGAATATAAAGGTACAGCTGAGTTAGTAGATGATGAAGGAAATCAAATTAAAGATCCATCAAAATGGTGTTCAAATTGGTTTATGCCTAAAGAAAAATGAAACCCTATCAAGAACAAGTTTTAGAAGATAATATTGTTATACGAGAATTTTCTCAAGATATAGACGAATTAGACTTAATTTGGCATATGGATGATGAAGATCGTACCATTATAGCTATAGAAGAAACAGATTGGATGTTCCAATTTGATGATGAATTACCTATACCCCTAAATTCACCCATCTCTATACCCAGACATAAAGTTCATAGGGTTATTAAAGGAAGTGGAAATTTAAAGTTAAAAATAATAAAATAACCTAAAAGTTTGGCTTAAAATATAGAATTACTTACTTTATAAAAGTATGAATATTTTCTATATTAACGAAGATCCTATTATAGCTGCTCAAGAGTTGGCTGATGATCATATTCGTAAAATGCAAATTGAAAGTGCCCAAATGTGTTGTACAGCTCATTGGGAGACAGGAGGAACCGCTCCATACAAACGGGCCCATAAAAATCATCCCTCAACAATTTGGACAAGACAATCCATACAACATTATAGATGGCTTGTAAAACATGGTCTTGAAATATGTAGTGAATTTACAAAACGTTATGGTAAATACCATAAAACTCAAGAAGTTTTAGAATGGTGCCAAATCAATGAACCTAATATTCCTGATAATGGGTTTGTAACCCCACCTCAATGTATGCCTGAGGAGTTTAAAAGGCCTAACACTATAGAAGCTTATAAGAATTTTTATGTTTATGATAAAATTGCTGTTAAAGGTTTAGGTTGGAAAAAAATTCCAAATAATAAGCCTTTATGGGTCTCAACATATTTATAATAAACTTATTATTTAAAATTAAAAATACATAAAAAATGAATAAAGAATTTTTAAAAATGCAAAAATTGGCTGGTTTAATTACTGAAGCTCAATATAATCAAAAAATAAGTTTAATTGAAACTCAATTAAATGAAGATAATTTACAAGTTAAAAAAATCGCTAAAGATTTATACCAATTTCTTAAAAAAAATGGTTTCAGAGAGGTTTCTCTTATTACAGGTAAAAAAACTATCGGAAAAGACACTGCTAATGATGATAAGGGAAGGCAAATGGGTGATAGAATGAATACAGCTATTATATCATATTATGATGATGAACCAACTAAACAGACCGTTATTGACGTTACTTTATTTGGTGATAAAGATAAGATACAAGAAGTTGAAAAAATACTTTTACAAAGTTACCCAGGATTGGCTCAAGCTAATAGAGAATTGGATAAAAATTCAAATAGTCCAAAAGATAAAGTTTGGGCTTTAGGATTTACAGTTTTTGAGAAATCAACTCGTAAGGGTGGTCTTAACCGATAAAAAATAATTTTTAGACTGATTCATAGCCAGTCGCTCTAACAAGAGATAAAATATGGTAGCTGTGGCACCCCTAAAAAGGTGCCACTTTTATTTTGGCTTTTAAAACAAAATTTATTATATTACTACGATATGGAAAAAAAGAAAATTGTAATTGTAGGAGCAGGGGTAGCTGGTGTTAACGCTGCCACTAAACTTGTAGACAATGGTTATCCTGGTGAACTAATCACTATTATTGATATGGGTAGTGATCCTTATAAACGTAAACCAGAAGAGGTAATGACTGGATTTTTAGGTGCAGGTGGTTGGAGTGACGGTAAACTTACCTACCATACCTCTATTGGAGGGCAACTTTCTAAATATTGTGGTGAAGAAAAAGCAATGGAATTGATGGACCAAGTTATTACTAACTTTAAACGTTTCCATCCTAAACCTGAAGAAGTACAATGTTCAAATCCTGAAGCTGAACCAGATTTTATTAAACCATATTTTGGTCTACGTTTATTTCCTGTATGGCATGTTGGTACTGATTATCTTCATGAAATTGGTAAAAATTGGTATGACTATTTAGTGTCTAAGGGTGTTATTTTTGGATGGGAAACTAAAATAGAAGATATTGACTTTAATAATAATATAGCCTACACCCATAACACTCATATAGAATATGATGAGCTTATATTTGCCGTAGGTAAATCAGGTATTGACTTCGCTCAAGAATTAGCCAACCAATATAACCTCCCAGATGAACCAAAATCTGTTCAAATTGGAGTAAGATTTGAAGCACCACAACATCACTTTCAAAAATTGATTGATATTAGTTATGACTTTAAGTTGTATAGAAAGTATGAAGATGAAGGTGTATCACTTCGTTCATTCTGCACCAATAATAATGCTGCTTATGTAGCTGTAGAAGAAACATATGGAGATCATAGCTATAATGGTCATGCTAAAAAAGACATGCGTTATAGAAATGATATGACTAATTTTGGCATTTTGATGGAAATTCAAGGTATTGAAAATCCATTTGAATGGTCTCGTAATGTAGTTAAAAAACTACAGAAAAATGGAACTGGGTTATACTATAGCCCAACTCGTAAACCATCTACAACTTCTGAAGGTGGAGACGTCACTGTAACTGTAGTAGATGATTTAACAGATTTTTATGAGGCTATGGGTGATTACGCTAAATACATTATGGATTTTATTGGAGATATGAAAAAGATATTTCCAACTCTTGGTAGTGATTGGGGAATCTATATACCGGAAGTAAAATATCTCTCACCAGAGCCATTAGTAAACTATAATAATTTATCACTTACCACATACTCTAATGTCCATTTTGTAGGAGACGCTTTATCTGCTCGTGGAATTACAGTAAGTGGAGCTCAAGGTATTTATGTAGCTGAAGATTTGCTTAGCAATTCATAAGCTCTAGCTAATCTGGTCATACCAATTCCACCACCAAATCTTGGAAAGAAGTTATGAGAGAGAAATTCTTCTAATTCTCTCTCAACTCTTTCCTTTCCAAATAGTTCAAAGAGTTTTTCACAATACTTCCCATCTTCAATAGTATAAAACATTTCTCTCATCCCTTCTACATCACAAGAACGCTCAGCTGACCCAATTGTTTCTTGGCCATAAAGAATAACATCTACTTTATTAAAGATTCCTTCTCCTCTATGTTTCATGTTCCAAAATGGATTTGTTCTTTTTGGAAAATACTCTAGTGAAATTACTGATCCTTTTTCTTTCCACATTCTATCTTCATGTTCATTTTCTAAGATTGGTACTCCACCATATTCTTCACAAACTTGGTCATATATAACATGAACTGACTCATCAAATCCTAAATGTTCAAGAAGTTGAGTCTCAAGTTTAATCATATCTGCTATAGTTCCCTTAGACTCAAACTCAAACATAGGGAAAATTAACTCATGGCGACCAGGAATTGGTGTTTTTTCTTCTCTATAGGAAGTAGAAATACAAAATACTCCACCCCATTCTGGATTTTTTAACAATTCATATTCTAACCACATCTGACCTGTCTGAGGTAAGGGCCACTGTTCTCCACAATATTCAAAAGTTTTTACAGAATGTGGATTTTCACAGGCCGCTAAAATAGATAAACGTGATTGGACTGGGACTTCTTTAAAATTCTTACTTAAAAAGAATTCTCTCATTTTTTGAACGAGTTCGTGATAGGTTTGTGTGTTTTTCATATTATTTTTTTTTACTTGTTAAACAAAAAAAAATCCCTCTATTGAGGGATTTCATACTTTTTATTTTTGAGTCTTCTTTCTCATTACGTATACATATATTAAGATTTTTTAAAAGTTTGGCCTTGTTAAATTTTTTCACTATATTCAAGCATAATTAAAAATTAGTTATGTTAAATATTTATGAAGATTTATCAAAGATTGGTAAACAATTAATGATATCTGAACCTTTTTATGGTATTTTTATGTCAACTTTAAATAAAGTTGTAAGAAAAGATCTACCTACTGCGGGAGTTTCTAAACATAATGTTAATTACCAATTAGCTATTAATGAAGAATTTTGGAATTCATTAGATAGTGATAAAAAGAAAATAGGTTTATTAAAACATGAACTACTTCATATTTGTTTTAACCACTTAGAAGACCGAGAATGGTACCCAAACCATAATTTACATAATATAGCTGCTGACTTAGAAATTAACCAATACATCAACCCAGAATATTACCCAACTCCAGATCTTATTTTACTATCATCTTTTCCAGAACTATCATTACCTGAAAAAGCTGGTACAAAAGTATATTATGGGTTATTAGAACAAGCTTTAAAGGATGGAACAAGTCCTTCATTAGAAGAACTAATGGATACTTTAGGAGATAATGGACTACATCCAACTTGGATTGAATTTGATGGGATGAGTGAAGCTGAAGCTAAATTAGCTAAAGCTCAAATTAAACATCAAATTGAAAATATTATTAATGAAAATAAAAATCAAAATAGAGGTTTTATACCATCTGAATTAGAAGTTTGGATTAGTTCTATGTTTGATGAACTTCCACCAACTTATGATTGGAAGTCTTATTTTAGAAGATTTTTTAGTTCATCATCTAAAATTTATACTAAAAAAACAAGACGTAAATTAAACAAACGGTTTTCTGAAACTCCTGCCCTAAAAATTAAACCTAAAAAGAATGTTTTAGTAGGAATTGATACCTCAGGTTCAATTAAAGATGAAGATTTAATTGAATTTTTTAGTGAAGTACAACATATGTTTAAAACTGGAGTAAATATTACTATAGCTGAAGGTGATGCTGCTGTTCATAAGGTTTATGAATATAATGGTAAAATACCTGATACTGTAACAGGAGGAGGAGGAACTGATATGAATATGTTTATAGAATTTTTTAATAAAAATAAAGAATATAATAGTCTTATTATATTAACCGATGGACATATTGGTCAAAATGAGATTAAATCATTTAAACCTGTGTTAATGGTTATATCATCAAATGGTGATAGTATAGAGAGTGTAAAAAACAACGGATGGGGCAACACCATCAAAATTAATTAAATCTATTTTTATGGCTAAAAAACAAACTTTAACCTCATCTAATGAGGTGTCTCTTAACATTAAAGAGGCTAAACAATTTCTTAAACATATTGTTGATAACAATAGATTTCTTCAAAGTCAAGGTAAACTACCAGTTGCTGTTGAAGTAGTAGGTGATTCTGGTATTGGTAAAACTTCTACTATTGTACAGTTAGCTAAAGAGTTAGATTTAAATTTTGTTAAATTAAATTTAGCTCAAATTGAAGAATTAGGTGACTTGGTTGGATTTCCAATTCGACAATTTGAAGTTTGTAAAACAGAAAATGATTGTTTGTGGATTGATGAACATGCTGTAACTGAGTATACTAAACAAGGTTACCAATTTACAGGTAAAAATAGAATGAGTTACTGCCCACCTGAATGGATTAGTAACAAAACTACAGGTGGTATTTTGTTATTGGATGACTGGAATAGAGCTGATATAAGGTTTATTCAAGCTGTTATGGAACTTATTGATAGACAGCAATATATTAGCTGGACTCTACCAAAAGATTGGCATATTATACTCACCAGTAACCCAGATAATGGAGAATATTTAGTTAACAGTATTGATAACGCTCAAAAAACACGTTTTATCTCAGTTAAGTTAAAATTTGATATTAATTGTTGGAGTGAGTGGGCTGAAAATAATACTATTGATAGTAGGTGTATCAACTTCTTACTCAAACACCCAGAATTAGTATCTACTAATACCAACTCCAGAAGTATTACAACATTCTTTAATTCAATTTCATCATTAAAATCATTTAATGACGAGTTGCCTTTAATTCAAATGATTGGAGAGGGTAGTGTAGGTTCTGAATTTACAACACTATTTACAATTTTTATTAATAATAAGCTTGATAAAATTATTTCACCTGATGTGATTATGAATCATGAAAGTGAAGAATATATTTTAAATACATTAAAAGGTATTATTGGTAAAAAGAATGAAAATGAATATAGAGCTGATTTGGCTTCTATCATATCAACTCGTATTATTAACTTTAGTTTGTTCTATAGTAAAGAAAATAAAATTGAATCTGATTATATTAATCGTTTAGCCTTTTTGATGAATGAAGAAGTATTTGCTGATGATTTAAAATATAAAATTGTAAAATCAATTTATAATGGCAACCCATCAGCGTTTAAAACATTAACTTTAAATAAAACCTTAATCAAGTTTTTGACTAAATAATTATAAAATGGAATTACTCTCTATTTATTGCGCCTCAGCTGGTAAATTTTCCTTTCCAAATAGCCCATCAACTAAAATTATTTCCCAAGAAACTAAAGAAATTTTACAGAACCTTTTTCAGGAATCTAAAAATAATAAAATTAAAAATAATTCAACACTTTGGTTAACTTCTTTATCTGAGTTGCCTAACTATAAGTTAAAAAATTATATTAAAGAGAATAAACTTAATATTTCAACAGCTCGTAAATTTAGCCAATTAGATAATGTTATTATTAGTGATTCTTTTATTGAAAGAGAATATCTTACATTTAACTATAATGAGTATATTATCTTCAATTCTCCTACAGCAAAAAATATAATTTTAGAAAACCTTATCTTTAATTCTTATAAAGAAAACTCACTTGACCCAAACCTTTATTTAGTTATAACTTCTACAAACTATGACTCTATAATTCAAACCTACCCAGACTTTAAAGTAGTTTTAGAAGACAAAGCAACTAAAATTATTAAAGGATATGCTTTAAAAAGACAACATGGGAGTGTAAAAGCTTATGATAAATTTGATTTCTTAATAGATTTAATAGATAATATTAAAAAATATAATATTAAAGTTATATTAGATTCTTCATTACAAGAAGATATCAATAAAGGATTAACAATTGATTATGATGTTTTTGAAACATTATATGGAATGTTAAAAAATAATGATATGGGATCTTGGGAATTAGCTAAAGAAATTATATCTAATAATGAATATGAATCTTCTAAGCCTTATTTAATATTTCTTTATTGTGTTTTTCCTGAATTAAGAAAAAGTTCTATGAACAATAATTATACTTTTTTTAGAAAAAATCTAAATAAAATATATGTTGAAGAACTTTTTCCAAAACAATATTCTAAAATTAATTTTCCAATAGAAAAATTAATAGCTGCCTTAGTAAACACTTATCCTCAATATTCTATTGAGTTTAGTAAATGTTTAGTACACCATCTTAACCAATTAAGTGAAAAAACCATTATTAAAGATATAACTTTGATTTAATTTTAACTAAAAATGACAAAACAAAAATTTGACAAACCTCGTCGGCTTATTAAGCCTGAAGATGGTACTATTGCTTACACCTGGGAAGGTAAACTCCACAACTGGGATGGCCCCGCTCTTATCCCTGAAGGTAACAACCGAAAAAGAGAATACTACATTCATGGTATTAAGTACACTGAAGAAAAATGGAATGAACTTAAAAGTGACCGTCAAGGATTACCTTGGTTTAAAAACCCAGCATATAAAGAGAGGAGCTAATATGTATAATATATGGCTCGTACAGTAGTACTTTTAAGTTGTGTTGCCCAAAAATTAAGCGAACCCGCTAAGGCCAGAGACTTATATCAATCAGACCTATTTAAAAAAAGCTTGGGATATGGTGAAAGTCTTAAACCAAATGCCATGTTTATTTTGTCTGCTAAACATTATCTATTACCTTTAAATAAAGTTATTGATCCTTATAATAAAACATTAAAAGACATGAACGCCGAAGATAGGCAAAAATGGGCTGATACTGTTTTAACCCAGCTGAAAAATAAAGGGTATGATTTAGATAAAGATAATTTTGTAATTTTAGCAGGCAGTACATATAGTAAGGATTTAATTCCTCATATGAAAAACTATGAATTACCCCTTAAAGGTAAAAGAATAGGTGAACAAAAATCTTGGCTTAAAAAACAATTAGAAAAACTTAAAGAAACTGTAATAAAATTAACCCATTTACTTTATGAAGCTATCAAAGAAAAATCTCCCTTCTTTAATTGAGTCGTATCTTCAAGATATTGAAGACTTTGGAGATGAAACTATTTATACACCTGAGTATACTGTAGTATGTGAATCTACTCTTAAAAATACCAAAAAATTAATTTTGGAATCTAAGAGTTTTTCATTATCTTTACTAAGAGAAAGTGTTAAAAGTGGCACTAATCTTCAAAAAGAAGTAATGGAGGATTTTATTTTATATATTAAAAGTTTTGATTAAAAATGAAAATAGGGTTTTGTGGAACAATGAGTGTAGGAAAAACTACACTGGTTAATGCTTTAAAAAATGTACCTGAGTTTAAGGATTATACTTTTACAACTGAACGTAGTAAATATCTTAATTCATTAGGTATTCCATTAAATACTGATTCTACATTAAAAGGTCAAAATATATTTTTGGCTGAAAGATGTACTGAATTAATGCAAGAAAACATTATAACTGATAGAACAGTAATTGATGTCATTGCTTTCACCAAATTAGCTAAATCTATTAGTTATATTGATGGTGACGCTTTTGAAGAATATGCTAAGCGTTTTATTAGAGAATACGACCATATATTCTATGTTTCTCCTGAAGGTACTATTATTGAAGATAATGGTGTAAGAGAAACAGATCAAGAATATAGAGATGAAATTGATCAAACTATTAAACTTTTACTTTATAAATACAAACCTTGGTTTAATATTTTAAAAGGATCAACAGAAGAACGCGTCAAACAAGTAATAAAAACTTGTTTTGATATTTATAATATATGAAAAATCAAATTCTACTAATAATTTTAATAACAAGTTTATTTTGGTTCTTAGGTTGTTATATGTACATAGACCTAACCCATAAAGATTGTATTGATTGTAGTGTTTTAGTAGATGAGAATAATAGGAAATATCAAAACGAGCTTGATTCTTTAAACCTATTACGTGATAGTCTTGAAAAAGAAATAGTTGTAGCAGAATTTAAATCTGATAGCCTTAGAAATTCAATCTCAGCTCGTAATAAAGAATTAAACAAATTAAGAAAACAATATAATGAAACAATTGCTGCTATTGATAGTATGTCTAATGACAAGCTTGTTGAGTTTCTCACAAACCGGTATAAATAAAGATTCTTTAATTTGTATTCCTAGAGATGTTTTAGTTGAGGTAGTCACAGATCTAAGTTTGTGTGATTTATATAAAGAAGAAGTAGAGTCTTTAAAACAAGATACTACTGAACTTAATGAAATTATCTTTTATAGAGATTTTATAATTTCAAGAAGAGATGAAGAAATAAAAGCTTATAAATCAACTTTAGATAGTTGTAATACTTCTCGAGCCAGTTTAGAAGCTCAAAATCAAACTTTAAAAACCCAACTAAAAGAAAATCAAACAAAAATAACTTCTTATAGAAGAACTATAGGAGTATTATCATTATTTGTTGTTAGTTTATTTGTATGGGAAATAAATGAGGATAAATGAGTGATTTAAAAAAAATAATTAGAGAAGAGTATCTTAAATGCGCTCAAGATCCGGCGCATTTTATGAAAAAGTATTGTATGATTCAACATCCTCAAAGAGGTAGAGTTAGTTTTCATTTATATCCATTCCAAGAAAAAGTTTTACATTTAGTTAGAGATAATAATTATACCATTATTAATAAATCCCGCCAGTTAGGTATATCAACCTTAACCGCGGGATATTCTCTTTGGCTAATGACCTTTCATAAAGATAAAAATGTACTTTGTATAGCTACTAAGCAAGAAACCGCTAAGAATATGGTTACTAAAGTACGTTTTATGTATGATAACCTCCCCAGCTGGCTTAAAGTTAATGCTATTGAAAATAACCGATTATCTCTAAGGTTAGAAAATGGATCTCAAATAAAAGCAGTAGCAGCATCAGGTGATGCTGGTAGATCTGAAGCAGTTTCTTTTCTAATAATTGATGAGGCTGCTTTCATTGAACAAATTGATGAGATTTGGGCTTCAGCACAACAAACCTTAGCAACTGGTGGTGGATGTGTGGCTTTATCTACTCCTTATGGTACTGGAAACTGGTTTCATAGAACATGGACTAAAGCTGAAGCTAATGAAAATGAATTTTTACCTATAAGATTACCTTGGTATGTTCATCCTGAACGTGATCAATCTTGGAGAGATAGACAAGATGAATTATTAGGTAATCCCCGATTCGCGGCCCAAGAATGTGACTGTGACTTTAACACTTCAGGAGATATTGTTTTTTATCCTGAGTATTTAGAGTTTATAGAACAGACAACTATTAAAGAACCTATTGAAAAAAGAGGAGCTGATAAAAATTTATGGATTTGGGAACCTGTAGACTATTCAAGATCTTATATGATAACAGCTGACGTAGCTCGAGGTGATGGTAAAGACTATTCTGCTTTTCATATTTTTGACATTGAATCAAATGTTCAAATTGGAGAATATAAAGGTCAAATAGGCACTAAAGAATTTGGCCATTTATTAGTAGGCATAGCTACAGAATATAATAATGCTTTATTAGTGATTGAAAATGCTAATATTGGTTGGTCTACAATTCAAGTTGTTATAGAAAGAGAATATAGAAATTTATATTACTCTCCTAAATCTCAAGAGGTAACAGCTGAAACTTATATGAGAAATTATGAAAATAACCAATCTCAAGTTCCTGGTTTCACTATGTCTATGAGAACAAGACCTATGATTATAGGTAAATTCCAAGAATATATTTCTGATAAAAGTGTAACTGTTCAATCTAAAAGGTTACTTCAAGAAATGAGAACATTTATTTGGAAAAATGGTAGAGCTGAAGCTCAAACTGGTTATAATGATGATTTAATAATGAGTTTTGGTATTGGGTTATATGTTAGAGATACTGCTCTTAAATTTAGACAGCATGGTTTAGATATGTCAATAGCAGCATTAAATGCTATTACTAAAGTCCAAACCCCTTACCAAGGAGCTTATTTCGCCTCAGGTCGTGATAATCCCTATGCTATAAATAATGGAAAAGGAGGAACTGAGGATTTTAGGTGGATTTTTTAATATTTATTCATATACTAATATACAATGGCTGATACAAGCGTATTTACAAGACTAAAAAGATTATTCTCTACTGATGTTATTATTCGTAATACTGGAGGAAATTCTTTAAATGTCCTTGATTTTAACCAAACACAAGTTGCAGGTCAAATCAATACTAATTCCTTATATGATAGGTACACCCGCCTTCACACTACTAATGCTTCTCCCATCTATAACCCAGGTCTTAATTACCAAACGTTAAGAGTCCAATTATATTCTGATTATGAAGCTATGGATACAGATGCTATTATAGCTTCAGCTTTAGATATACTAGCGGATGAATGTTCTCTTAAAAATGAGATGGGTGAAGTATTAACTATTAAAAGTAGTGATGAGAAAATTCAAAGAATTTTATATAATTTATTTTATGATATTCTAAATATAGAATTTAATTTATGGATGTGGACTCGCCAAATGTGTAAGTATGGTGACTTTTTCCTTAAATTAGAAATAGCTGAAAAATTTGGTGTGTATAATGTAATTCCTTATACAGCTTATAATATTATTAGAGAAGAAGGATTTGATAAACATAATAGAGATAAAGTTCAATTTAGATTTGATCCTGATGGTTTAAGTGGGGGCGGTAGTTTAGGAGGATATTATGGAGGTTTAATTAGCCCAAACAGTTCTACATCAACTGGTGCTAATATGGTTATATTTGACAACTATGAAATTGCCCACTTTAGACTTTTATCAGATGTAAGTTATTTACCTTATGGTAGAAGTTACATTGAACCCGCTCGTAAACTATTTAAGCAGTATACTCTTATGGAAGATGCTATGTTAATTCATAGAATAGTAAGAGCTCCTGAAAAACGTCTTTTCTATATCAATATAGGCAATATCCAACCTAGTGAGGTTGATGATTTTATGCAAAAGACCATCTCTAAAATGAAACGTACTCCATATGTTGATCAACAAACTGGGGATTATAATTTAAAATTCAACATGCAAAACATGCTTGAAGATTTCTTTATACCTGTGAGAGGAGGTGATTCTAACACTAAAATAGACACTTTGCAAGGTCTTCAATATGATGGTATAACAGATGTTGTTTATTTAAGAGACAAATTGTTTGCTGCCCTTAAAATTCCAAAAGCTTTTATGGGATATGATGAGACAACAGAAGGTAAAGCCACCTTAGCAGCCCAAGACATTAGATTTGCCCGTACTATAGACAGAATCCAAAGAATCATCATTTCAGAATTATATAAAATAGCTATAGTCCATTTATACACTCAAGGATATGATGGAGAAAGTTTGACTAATTTTGAATTAGGTTTAACAACACCTTCAATTATTTATGATCAAGAAAGAATAGCTTTATTGAAAGAAAAAGTTGATTTAGCTAATACTATTTTAGATAACAAACTTCTTCCATCTGATTGGGTGTATGATCATCTGTTCCATTTTAGTGAAGATGAATATGTTGAATATAGAGACTTAGTTAGAGAAGATGTTAAACGTAAATTTAGACTAAACCAGATTGAAAATGAAGGTAACGATCCATTAGAATCTGGTAAATCTTATGGTACACCTCATGATTTAGCCACTCTATATGGTCAAGGTAGATATTATACAAATAACGAAGTACCCGCGGGGTATAATGAAAAAGCTGAGTTAGGGAGACCAAAAGAAAAAGCTTCAAGAATAGGTACTCAA